AAGGAAGTGGAATTGTGGGTCAGTATAAATTAACAGAGTAGAAATCTAAATATCTAAAGTGCCTGATGCGTCAGATAACACTTGTGAGAAAGGATCGAAACGAAGTTAGTTGTTCAAAAAATAAATCAATCCCAAGGAATTTACAAGATGGCTAATGCTACTGTATCTCGTCTTGGTTTGGTGAACAATACAGGAACAGACTTTGACGCTCTGTTTCTTAAAGTGTTCTCAGGAGAAGTTCTTACAGCTTTTGCTCGTAACAACATCTTCAACGATCAACTTCATTCAGTTCGTACTATCACAAGTGGTAAGTCAGCACAGTTTCCAGTATTAGGAACTGCTACTGCTGCGTATCACACAGTAGGAACTCCTTTAGTTGGAGCAAACCAAATCAAGGCAAACGAAAAGATTATCAACATTGATGATCTATTAATTGCACAGAGTTTCATTGCTAATATTGATGAACTCAAGAATCACTATGACGTTAGAGCTACCTATGCTGATGAGCTAGGTAAGGCTTTAGCTAGGACATACGATCAAAACGTAGCGAAGCAAATCGCTAACGCTTCCAGAGCTTCTACTAACCTTAGTGGTGGTAATGGTGGTCTTGTTCTTACACTTGCTAATGGTAATACAGCTTCAGCAAACGTAACAGGTGATGAGATAGCTGCTGCTATCTATGACATTGCACAGACATTTGACGAAAGAGACATTCCTCCTACAGATCGTTTCTGTGTATTACCACCTGCTGAGTATTACAAACTTGCTGAGTCTGCTACAAGAACTGTAGATGTTGACTTTAACCCACAAGGTAATGGTTCATTTGCTTCTGGTCGTGTACAACAGATTGCAGGTATTCCTGTAATGATGAGTAACAACGTACCTCAATCAAACGTAGGATCAAACCCAAGTGGTGCGAACAATACATACTCAGGAGATGATAGTAAAACTATCGGTCTTGTCTTCCACAAATCTGCTGTTGGTACAGTTAAGTTGATGGATATGACAACTGAAATCTCTGGTTCTGATTATGGCATAATGTATCAAGGAACCTTAATGGTTGCTAAGTATGCGTTAGGTCATGGCATCTTAAGACCAGAATGTGCAGCTACAATTAAGCTATCTGCATCTTAATTAACAATGAAGGGTACTCTTAATGAGTACCTTTCTTTTATCTATAGGAGTTTATTATGGGTTACGGATCAAAGAAAAAAAAGAAAAAGATGAAAGGTGGAAGAGATTCCTTAAAAATAAAAAAGTATTAAATCATGACTGTAGCTGCAACCACTGAACTAGAAGCTATCAACATCATGTTGGCAGCTATAGGAGAAGCACCTGTTAATAGTCTTACAGGTACTGTTACTGCTGATGTAAGAACAGCACAGTCAACTCTCAATGAAGTTAATAAAGAAGTACAAAGTGAAGGTTGGTCTTTTAATACTGAAATAGATGTCACTCTAACAAGAGATGGATCAAATCAAATAGCTTTGCCTACTGATATTTTGAGAGTAGATGCAAACATACATCAACACCCAACAATAAATCCAATACAAAGAGGATTAAAATTATATGACAAGTTAAATAATAAGTTTGAATTTGAAGAAGATCTTATTTGTACAGTAGTTTATTTTAGAAAGTTTGATGAGATACCAGAACCTGCTAGACGTTATATGAATATAAAAGCAGCACGTATATTTGTTGATAGATTAGTTAGTGATGATGGATTAAGAACATACACACAACAAGACGAAATAAGAGCTAGAGCTATACTAATGGAAACTGATTTAAGTAATGCAGATCATAACTTGTTAAGAGGAGATCCTTCTTTAACAAATGTATTTGATACTTATTCACCAGCAAACGCATTAATTAGATAACTATGGCTGTTGTATCAAGAGCAATACCTACATTGCTTAGAGGTGTATCACAAGCTGCTGATTCAACAAAACAACCAGATCATGCAGATATACAAGACAATGCTAATAGTAATCCAGTACAAGGTCTTACGAAACGATCTGGTACTCAATTCATTGCTAATCTTGGTTCTGTTACATCAGGTAATGTTCATATACAAACTATAAATAGAGATGCTACAGAAAGGTATATAGCAATATTTAGCAATGGTAATGTAAGAGTTTTTGAATTAGATGGTACTGAACGAACTGTAAATAAACCTGATGGTGTTAGTTATTTATCTGCAAGTAATCCAAGATCACAATTTAAAACTGTAACGATTGCTGATTTTACTTTTGTTGTTAATACAACTATTGCAACTGAAATGGATTCTGCTACAAGTGCAGGTAATATTACACAGGCAGTTTTATTTGTTAATCAAGTATCAGATAAAACTACATATACAATTACTGTAAACAGCACAACAGCTACACATGACACAACAAGTGATAATCCCTTAAGTACAGATACAGTAGCTACAAAACTTAAAAATAAATTATTAGGACAAAATGGAGAATCACCTTCATCTGGTTCTGCTTTATCTGGTTTTACGATTGCACAAAATGGACCTGTCTTACATATAAAAAAGAATGATGGTTCTGATTTTTCTATAGATGGTAGTGATACACAAGGTAATTCACAACTAACTGTAGTTAAGGATAGTGTACAGAGATTTACAGACCTACCAACTATTTCACCTAATGGATATGTAGTTGAGATTAAAGGAGATCAATCAACTAATTTTGATAATTACTACGTTAAGTTTGTTACTAATAATGGGGGAGCATTTGAAGAAGGACAATGGGAAGAGACTATAGAAGCTGGCATACCTTTTAAATTTAATTACGACAAGATGCCACATGTATTAGTAAGACAGGCAGATAATAATTTTAGATTTGCAAGGGTTGATGGTGATACTTATACATTATCTGGTGTTACTTATACCTTACCTATATGGGGAGAAAGAACTGTAGGTGATTTGGATTCTGCACCAAACCCTTCTTTTATAGGAAATAAAATAAATAACGTCTTCTTCTTTAGAAACAGATTAGGATTCTTGACTGATGATAACGTAGTGTTATCAAGGGTTTCAGAGTTTTTTAACTTCTTTCCAGAAACAGTTATCTCTGTTATTGACAGTGACCCTATAGACGTAGCAGCTTCACATACAAAAGTAGCTATTCTAAGGCATGCTGTATCTATGGGAGAACAGGTTATTTTATTCTCAGATCAAACACAGTTTGTTCTTACATCTTCATCTGATGCGTTAACACCTTCAACAGCAAACGTAGTAGTAGCAACAGAATTTGAAAGTAGTGACGCTGCAACACCTGTAGGTTCTGGTTCTTCTATTTATTATTTAACTAAGAAAGGATCTTTTGCTGGTGTAAGAGAATATATAACACAGGAAAATGTATCTATAAAAGAAGCCAGTAACATCACTATTCATGTACCAAGACTAATACCAAGTAATATTTTTAAATTAGCTGTCAGTACAAATGAAGATGTTTTAGTTTTACTTGGTGCTGATGAACCTAATAAGTTATATATAAACAGATGGTTATTTGGTGATAACTTTCAAAAGATATTAAATAGCTGGTCTACCTATACATTTAATTCTGCAAGGTCTATAAAAAATATAGATTTTATTGGTACTGATTTGTTTGTAGTTATAGAAGAAGCAAATGGTACAACTTTAGAGAAGATACCTTTTGAAGCAGATTTTAAAGAAACTAATGCAGAGTTTGAATTTCACCTAGATCATAAAGTTACAGAAGCTACTAGTGGTGTTTCTGTTGCATATAACGCTTCTACTGATATATCAACATTTACAGTTCCTTATAGGTTAAGGGCTAATATGTCTGTTGTCGGTAGATATTTAGGTGATGGTGAAACAAGTACTTTTGTTAATACACAAGGGGTAACAACAAATCTAAAACCTGCACAATTAGTACAAACTACAAATACATCTAATGGTTCAACTAGTACGATTACAGCTAGTGGTGATTTTAGAAATAGCAAATTTATTATAGGTGAACCATATTTAATGCACTATAGATTTAGTAGACAAAGGTTAACTGAATCAACAGGAGGACAGAATCAAGGTGAGATAGTTAGTGGTCGTTTACAACTACGTCATTTCTATATCAAGTTTGAAGATACAGGCTTTTTTAAAGTAGAAGTAACACCTGATAATCGAGATACAAGTGTACATAAATTTACAGGTCGTTTATTAGGTGCTGCGTCTGCTGCTGTAGGACAGGTTAATTTAGAAACAGGAACTTTCAGAGTGCCAATAATGAGCAAGGCTGATACTGTAAATATTGACGTAAAGAATGACACATTCTTACCAACACAGTTATCAAGTGCAGAATATGAAGCTATGTTCTATATGAGAAGTAGAAGAGTTTAATGATTTATTTAAGAAAATCAAATATAAAAGACTTAAATCATGTATGTAATAACATGAGAGTTATGGATAAAATAGAAGCTTATTATCAAACAGGACATCAACCAGAAGATGCTTTACGACTAACATATCTAGCAGGTCATAAAGTATTGACGATAGCAAAAGAAACAGATCGTCCTGTAGGTTTATGTGGTGTAGTAGATAATGGTTGTATATGGTTTGTTGCTACAGAAGAATTGTTCAGTAAAAAAATAGATAGGATTCAATTAACAAGAAAAGGTAGGATATGGGTAGATAGTTTATTAAAAAAATATCCTTTACTATACAATGTAGTATATGCAGAAAATAAATCTGCTATTAAATGGTTAAAAGCTCTTGGGTTTACTTTTATTAATTACCACGCAAAATATGGACAAGAGAAAAAACCATTCTACGAATTTCTGAGGATAGCATAAATGTGTCTCCCTGCTATTGGAACTGCATTAACAGGTGGAGCCTTAACTGCTGGAAGCGGTGCAGGTTTATTTGCTGCATCTTTAGGTCTTGGTTTAGCTTCTAATCTTGCACAAAGATCAGCAGCACAGGCAGCAGCGAACCAAACTTATCAAGCATCACTAATAGCAAACAGGTCAGCAGAACAAGCTTTTACTGCACAGCAAGAAGCAACAGCAGCACGTTTAAAAGAAACCAAAGCTTCTGCTGCACAAGAAAAACTAGCTAAAACAATACAATCTTTACAAGCAAAAGGACGTATAAGAGCTTCAGAAAGGGCAGGCTTAAGTGTTAATTTGCTACTAGCTGATACTGAAAGACAAGCTGCAAATGCAAGAGAATCTATAAATCAAGCTATTGAATCTACAACTAGACAATATACAAGAAATATTGAAGGACTTGTTGCACAAAGAGATAGTAGACGTAATCAATTACAAAGTAATATAAATCAAGCTTATAATCAGATACCAACTTTAGGATCAGTTCTTCTTAATACTGCTGTTTCTGGTCTTAACAGCTACGCACTATTATCACGCTAATGTCATCAAGTTTTCAAAGCACAGCATTTAATTCAGCAGCTAGTCCTGTAGATACTTTTGTAGCTCCACCTAGAGTACA